ACCTAATAGGGTTCTAACCTGCTCAAGCAAAGCTGCTAAGCGAGTTAAGTTAGCAACCTCACTGGCATTAGGGGTATTGTCTAAGTTCTTACGCTCAGCTACTTCTGAGTGGGTTAGTTCTTCTAAGGTAAAGTTAGGGCTTAGGTTCATCTTTCTTATCCTTCTTCATGTCCATGATTTTCTCAAGAGTACGACCTCCAAAATAGAAGGACATAATCAACATACCCCACTGACCTAGGAGTTCAACGTAGTTGTTGTTTACTTCAATGTCCCATGCTGACATCGTAGCGAATGCTGAGTAGACAATAAGAATAAACACTAGTGTCATGGGTCTTATATTCTTAGACAGCCAGGAATCAGAAGCCATGTCTGCTTCGTGTCTCTTAGTGAGCTCTTGTGCCTCAATATTGTCAGCCTGTAACTCAGCAAGCTTGCCTTCCTGCTGCATCTGTAGTAGTTCTTTCTGAGCCTTTGCCTTAGCTTCTGGATCAGGAACAAATTTATCTAGGACTTTCATCCCAACATCGAATAGTGCCATCAATGGTAACATTATTGTTTAACTCCCCAGGTTAGATACCAAGCAATGACCGCAGCCACTGCATAGCACATGAACATTGCTCTACGAACCTTTGCCAAATCTTCTTTAAACTCTCTATTAAGTTCATTGTCTTGTTTCTCTATCTTTTGTTTAATGGATTCGATTTCAGTCCAGCGTTTAGATCCATGCTTTCTAATGAAATCAGCTTTGACTTTAGCTTCTTCGATACGGATGGATTCTTGACGTTGCCATTCCATCATTGCTCTCTTGAAGTACTGCTCTTTAAAGACCTGAGCTTCTCGTATCTGTCTTCTACGCTCTAAGTCTTTCTGCTGTGCTACTGCTGCAGCGTCCTTCTGTACATCGGTAATGCTTTTCGTGATAGATTTACTAGCCTCACGACTAGCATCCATACTACTAGTTACAGATTTTGCTCCTTCTAGGAATCCAAATTGATCTGACATATCTCATTCTTCCAAGCCTCGCTTTTTACGCTGCTCACGTATATACTGAACTCTATACTCAGGCTCTCTCATTTTATAAGCAAAGAAAGTATCAGTAGCTGCTTTCCTAGCTTTTTTCATTGAGTCTTCTAAGATAAAGTTTTTCATTGGATCTTTTGCTCTTTGATACGCAGAAGTTTGAATTGTGTTATTTAGGATACGGTCTGCAAAATCACTAGAGATTTTCTGATAAGTTGCCTGATCTTCTCCTGATAAATCTACACCACGAAGTTTCTTATCAACAGGACTATATTTAAAATCTAAACGAGTTACCTCGGCTTGTAACGGAGTTTGTTCAGCAGGAGTTATTTGTAATCCAGTAAGTGCTGCCATTCCTTGAGCAGGATTCCTACGCTCTCCTCCAAACAAATTACTAGCGACTGGTAGTTCTTGACGAGAAGGGATAGGAAGACCTAAACCAAAGTCAGGGATACGAGCTTGTACTGCTTCGCCAAAGCCTGTGACAACACGACCATATGGATCTTGATAACGAGCTGGAGCTGCTACGATAGCAGGTACAACTAATCCTGCAAAGCTGTTTACAAATGCTTGACCATAACGAGTAGGATCGTGAGCTGCTTGCATCAGATTAGAAATACCTTCTAAGAATGTCTTAGATGCAATGTTTTTTGTAATTCCTGATACAATATCAATAGCTAGTTCTTTAGTACGTTTTTCATCATAGCTAGGTTTTTTAACAAAGTCCTGCACTGCTTTGATACCGTCTACTGTAGAACCTACAACAGTAGCGACTGGTTCTAGACGAGCGTAGGATACCCAGTTATTTCCAATTTTAATACTATATTCTGGAATCTGAGCAGCCATCCACTTAGCTCTCTCAGCAGGATCATTAGGATAACTACCAGTAATTTCTCCACTAGCAACAAGATCTCCTAAACCAATTGCTACGCTTAATCCCATTACTGTTCTAGCTGTTCTAACGTCTGCTGGTATTGGTCTTAGGATAGCCTTACCTTGAGAAGTATATCCTACTACCTCTTTCATAGCTAGTCCTAAAGGAGTGTAACTCACTGCGTCCTTCATGATGTTAATAGGAGTCTTAACGAAAGGAATTAACCACGCTAACCCAGGATGATTTGCTCTCGCTGCTACAATTCTACGACCAAAATCTCCTAAGTCTGCTTGAAACGTAGCTTGCTTAGCAAAACGAGTAACATCTTTAATTAATGCTTCTCTTGCTGCGTCAGAAAACCCAGAGATTCCTTCTGCTTTAAGAAGGTTATCTTTCCAGTTCTTATCTTTTGTGTCTACATTCTTCAAGATTCTAAACACAGTCTCTGGATCTCCGTACTTACCAGAGTCAGCCATGCGGAATGCCAAAGCATTTAGCTCCATCCGTCTAAACACAGACTTAAAGAACTCGTCGATACCTACCGAAGCTTGCCCAGGAGTACGAATAACTTTACCAGCTATCTGAGCAAAGCGTGTTGAGTCAGGAGATGTGCCTATAGCCCCAGCAAAGCGACGACCAGTGATATCCGTCAGATCAGCATCTAAAGGAGATCCTCGTAAGAAACCTTCCTTAGCAAAGTATAAACCTTCCATCGCACCTTGTACTAGTCCTTTATACGCAGGAATAACTTCTCCTAGTTTAGTAGCACTAAAAGGATTTAATGCGTTTAGGAATCGCTCAGCAGAAAGTAAACCGATCTTAGTAACACCTGACAAAGCGTTAACTGACAAAGTAGCTAAGCCTGAGATGTAAGAGTTAACCGCAAACTCACCGAACTTGTCATTCCATCCAGGGGTATTCAGAGTCTTGTTTGCTAAGTCTAGAACTGCTGCGTCTTTATTTAATAAAGGATCTTTACTCTTACGGATAACAGAGATAGCGTCTAAGTAATCACCAACAGCCTGAGAATCTGCTTTGCCTTGCGTCTTGAGATAGTTACGCACATCTCGTACACTTACACCAAAAGCTTTCTTGAATGTCTTCATTGACTCAAGTGCAGCACCTGCATTAGACCCAGAGCCAATGACAGATATTATAGGACGGTATGCTAAAATCTCAGGGGCAAACATTTCTAAGAGCTCTGCTGGACGCATACCTTGAGCAATGCCCTGCTCGTAGAGTTCGCTCATAATTTGATGATTTCCTGCTGTCCTTTTAGCTAAAGGTGCTAAAGCATTAACTACTTCAGCAGGTAAAACTTCTTCTTGTTTCCGAAGCATGGCTAAATTAATAGCTACATCTTCTGGAAATAACTGACGCAAACTTCTATCATCAAGCTCTGCTCTTAACTGAGGAGAGAATAACTTAGTTAAAACATCTAATTGTTTTTGATTTTCGTCTAATGCTTTTAAACCTAGCTCTGCTCTCGCATCGATGTTAGCTTGACGATATGGATTATCAGCTCCAAAAGCATTCTCCATTCTAAATACAGGCATTTCACCGTTTCTAAAAGGAACTTCTCGATAGAAGGAAGTGAAATCTCCTTTAGCTAAGTCTTCTTCTACTTTGGCACGAACCTCAGCATCTTCGATAGCTTGTATCAGAGGAATAGGATTATTATCCTGTAGCTTAATAACATCTGGAATAGGATTACCAGCAGGAGTAAAAGATTCTTGTACCTTAGTAGGTTCAGTAGGAGTATGAATCTCAGGATCTAACTTAGTAGTAGGAATCTCTTCGACTTTACCAGTTAGTTTATTGATTACTTTCTGTACTGCTTTAGTACCGCCAAGCAAAGCTGCTGTTAAGGAAGCTCCTCCTACAACACCTAATGCAGCAGAAGTTCCTCTAGATAAATCATCTTCAGTATATTGAGGTTGCAAAGCACCACTAATACCACCGATTGCAGCACCTGATCCAATAAAAGCCTTAGCTCCTTTGGCTATAGCAGCTCCTGGAATAAGTGTACTAGGATTAACAAGTCCTCCTACGACACGACCTGCTAAACCAGCTAATGGATACTGAGCCTCCGCTTGTCTAGCAAGAGACTCCTCAGCCGTATCAGTTGGCTCTTGTCCAAAGATCTGTTTTATACCACGAACTTCAGAACCGACTTCCTGAGCAGCCGTTGTTCTAAACGCTTCCATTGCAGACATGTTAGTTCTGTTGAGGTATTCAACAATATCTTTATCTGATAAGCCAGCTTTACGAGCACCTGTTAAGTCATACTCTGTGCCTTGCGACAAGTAGTCTGCAATATCAGTAAACGAAAGCCCAGCTTTACGAGCTCCTACAACATCATATATAGCCATGTGCCCTCTACTGAATAACTACTCTAGTGCCAAAATTAGCTTGTATTTTTGCTTGGAGTGCATTTATTCTTTGCTGTATTTCTGCTTGATATGCAGGTTCAGTTTGTAACCTTTGTAGATTTGCTCTAGCATCTGATTGTATTTGCTGATACTCAGGATCTAAAGCAATCTTATATGTTCCAGATGCTTGATCATACGGACTAACTGCTACAGGGGCTGCTGCGGGAGCTGCTGGAGCAGGAGCTGCAGATGAAGCTGGAGCAGGTTGTTTACGTTGATCAAACTGAGCAGCGTTTGGTTTTTCTTTACTTTCTCCAGGCTTAGTAGGAGCTCCTCCTGGCATGTTGTCTAAAGCAGACGTACCAACAGGAAATTGATTTTCAAGTCTACCGTTACGGAAGACAGCCACATAAGCAGGAGAAGTAGGGGTTGCAGCAAACTGAGCAATCTGTACCTTACCTTCTCTAGCTTCTCTACGAAGCTCTTCGATCTTAGCTTTGTTAACTTCAATCGTAGATTCTTTAGCAGCAAGATCCAACAAGCCAGACTGAAGTTTAAACTCTTGATCTCTAGAGATACGAGTCTTAAGTTCTTTAAACGAATCAGCTTCTGCAAGTGCTTGAGGAGTTCCAAGTTGTGTAAGCCTATCAATTTCAGCGTTGATAAGATCAGGATTTGACTTAAAGTATTCTGCTCTTGCAGATTTAGTTTTTAATACTTCTCCTTCTACTCTGCGACCTTCTTGCTGAGCCATGAAAGCTTGTTGACCTAGACCAGCATCAGCGAATCTTGTCTGTAATTCTTTATAAAAAGATAATGGATCATTAGGATCAGCAGACTGCATAGCAGTATTATATACAGATTGAATCTTAGTTAAGTTCTGCAATACAGGATTAGTAACTTCAAAGAAACCACGATCTTGTGCTACGTTAGTTAACCCTCTGCCAAGCAATGAACCGAGCTGTGCTCCTAATTGACTCTGTGCAGGTAAAGCACCAATACGAGTTTGTTCTTGTTGAATTAACTGTTGACGATAAAGCTCAGGATCTGCTCCGAGCATCGTCTGATAGTTACCTAATAGTGGATTTACTGGTTGTCCCATAATTATTCCTTAAAATAAAGAGTAGCCATATTGTGGTGTAACTGTAGGAGCAGACCAAGGATCGTATCCACGAGCACCTGTATAAGGCATTGAAGTATTCCATGCTGCTGCACCTGACGGTAGAGTAGCACCAGTACCTCCTCCACCACCTCCAATATTACCAGAAGCAGCACCAATTAAACTAGACAGGAACTGATTGTTCATCTGCTGAGCTTGGAGATTAGCACCGTATTGTGTCTGAGCACCTTGCATCTGACCTCCAAAGTAACTCTGAGCACCTGCGGATTGACCAGGCTGCTGAGCTTGTCCTAACTGTAGACCTAATTGATAAGGCATCTGAGCCATGTTCTCTACTTGACCTGATACTCCTAAGGCAGCAAGTAATGGAGAGTATGCACCTGCTTGTCCTTGTACTTGTGTGCCTAATAAACCAGCACCAGTGCCGAACAAACCAGCACCAAACTGTGCTCTCTGTTGTCCTGCTTGTTGTGCCTGAGCAGCTAACTGGAGATCCTGTTGACCTAATGCATTGTAGTATGCTTGTAGTTCAGGAGACGCAGGAGCACCACCTGTACCAGTTTGAACTCCTAATCCACCACGACCACGAGCAAATAAACCACTTCTAACATTAGATAACTGAGCTTGTCTGCTAGGAGCTAATAAAGCTTGTTGACTTGTGATGTAATCCTGAGCAGCTTGCTCTGGTGATGTAGCTAAGTATTGCTGACCTAAGTTAAACAAGCGTTCAGAAGCACCAGTCAGTGGAGCATACTGACCTTGTACTTGTTCTGCTTGTGCTAACGTAGGAGCAAATCTACCGAAGAGTTGATTCTGTAGTGCAGATAACTCAGGAGCTGCTGTGTATCCTCCACTAGAGATATAAGGAATACCTGTACGAGGATCTACCTCACGAGTGAACTGAGACGTACCAAATCTGGTAGTCATTCCCACTGGACGGAATGCAGAGATATTAGCAGCAGTTATCCCAGCTTCTCGCTGTTGTTCTGCAGCTCTCTCTCCTGCTTGTCGTACTCCACTAGCTCCTGTAAAAGGATCTAAGATACTACTAACTATACTGCCCATGGTTTGCTCCTAATAAATATAGTGTATTTCTTATCGTTAACTTCTATAGGTTTTAATACTTCCCATCCTGTTACTTTACCAAACTTAGCAAGCTTAGTATTCTCTTCTTCTACTAATGCTAATAACGGAACATTAGTAAGATACTGCAGTAAGTTTAAATCTTCTAAGTATTTCTTCTTTACTTCCTGCGACCACTTATGTACATCTGTATGAAACCACAATGCTGCGTCGTGTAACTCTAAGTACATTGTGTAGTCGTCTCTTAAGACTACAGGTACTTTCATATCTATGTTTTCATAATGAACGCTAATGCGTAGTATGGAGGCAAGTTAGCATTTGTACCACTAGAACCTTCTGTACTATTTGTTGTAGCTACAGTGATACCTGTAGTATTGGTATTAATATCATTTGTACCTTCGTCACTAACACCTGCACCGCCAGTAAAGCCAGCAATATCTGGATAGTTTCCACCAGATCCAGAATAGAATAGGTTAACTGTATGTAAGTGTCCTGGGTCTGTAACTACAGAAGTTGCTGTGTGTGTATGACTTACGTTAGTAGCGTCTTTAGAACCACCAGACTGAGTATTAGACCCAGTAACAGTGGAGTATGCCACACCAGTAGTATCACTGTGAGCACCGATAACAAACTTATTACGAAGGTCAGGTGTGCTGTTAGAACCGTTACACAATACCCAACCTGTTGGAATCGTAGCGATAGTACCAGACCACATCATAATCATACCTGTGGTAAACGCTGCTGATAAAGCTGTTTGTACAAAAGCAGTGGAAGCTATCTGTGTTGTGTTTGTTCCAGCAGAAGCCGTAGGAGTAGTAGGAGTTCCTGTCAGTGCTGGGCTATTAGTATCAGCCTTAGAAGAAATAGCAGAAGCTACAGCAGTGAACTCAGTATCAATCTCAGCACCCTTAACAATCTTACCTGAGTTACCAGAAGGAAGACTATCCTTAGCTGTGAAGTTAGTTGCTTTTACATAATTAGACATAGATTTCCCTTAAACTAAAGTCTTTCCTTTTTTAATTCCTACATCAATCTTTTGAATTGATAGAGGATTACCATTAATATCTGCTTCTAAGCCAAGCTGCATTACAGTTCCTTGACCACCAGCATTAATTGAGAAGCGATCTAAAACAATACCTGAGCTATACTCAGCAATATTATATTCACCTATGTTATACTCATACACCACAGCAGTATCTAAAGTATACGTGGTAGCTTGATATCCTTCGCTGTAATCAAAACCCCATTTAACTGCAAGTGATTGGTTAGTTCCTCCGATAAGTACCCAGCCAATCTTCTTTAAAATCTTTAATGTTGTTGCAGCATCAAAGTCAAAATAGTTTGTAAAGTATTGTAAACGATATACAGATCCGTTGTCAGAGTGTCCAAAGTATTTACCAATATAACCAGGCTTACCAATATATAAATCTTTATTCTGAGTAACAAAGAAAGCTTTTGGTTCTAGACTATCCCATATTGTAACTCTCATTGCTCCGTCTTGTAACGAAGC